TGCTGTCGGTAATTCAGGCGGTGTGGGACTCCATATGGGGTGCCGTGAGCAGCACGGCGTCGAGCGTGTGGGACGGCATCAGCTCCACCATATCCAGCATCGTGAACGGCATCCGCGACACGATCACCAGCGTGTTCAACGCCGCCAAGGACACCGTGAGCAGCGTGTGGAACTCCATCAAGAGCGCCATCGAGACGCCGATACAGAACGCCCGCGACACCGTGCGCAAGGTCATCGACTCCATCAAGGGATTCTTCAACTTCTCGTGGTCGCTGCCCCACCTGAAGCTGCCGCACCTGTCCATCTCCGGCAGCTTCAGCATCGACCCGCCGAGCGTGCCGCATTTCGGCATCGACTGGTACGCCAAGGGCGGCGTGTTCAACGGCCCCAGCGTCATCGGCGTCGGCGAGGCGGGACCCGAGGGCGTGGTGCCGTTCAACGAGCGCGGCGCGCGCCCGCTGGCCGAGGGCATCGCCAAGCTGCTCGACGGCAAGGGCGGCGCGGCCCATGGCGACACGAACGTGACAATCAACCTGTACGCGACCGTGCGGGAGGAGGCCGACATCGAGAAAATCTCCCGCCAGATAGCCAAGGAAATCAAACGGCAGGAGTGCTTCGCATGATATACAACGGCTTCGACTTCGCGCCGTGGTTCGACACCCGGCTCGTGACCCGCTCGCTGCTGCCCGAGTACGAAATCGCCACGCGCGACGTGCCCGGGCAGCCCGGCTCGCGCTTCATGCGCGCAGAGCTGAAACCCCTGACGATAGACGTGGCGGCGGCCTGGAGGGCACGCCCCGCCGACGACATGGCGGCCCTTCGCCGCCTCATGGCCTCGCGCCTGCTGTGCCTCAAGGAGGCCGAGCTGTGGCTGGACGACGAGAGGCACCTGGGCCTGCGCTACATGGCCGTGCTGACCTCGCCGGGCGCGCTCGACACGTTGTGGCACACCGGCGAGGCCACGCTGACGTTCACGGCATACGACCCCGTGGCCTACGGGGCCGAGGGGCGCGCAACCGTGTCGGGCACCTCGGGCGTGCAGGTGGGCGGGACGTTCCGCACCTACCCCACCGTGACCGTCAGGCCCGGCGGCAGCACGTCGGCGCTGCGGCTGACGAACATGGGCACGGGCGAGTTCGTGCAGATCGACAAGGCGGTGACGGCATCGAGCGCGGTGGTCATCGACATGGCCGCCCCGCAGGCCACGGTGGACGGCAGCCCCGCGCCCGTGACCTTCGAGAGTGACTTCTTCCCGCTGGAGCCGGGGGCCAACAGCCTCAAGCTGTCCAGCGGCACCGCGACGGTACAGTGGACGGAAAGGTACGTGGGCTGATGATTCTATGGGCATGCGACCGCTGGGAGGCGTACAAGGGACCCATCAAGACGCTGTTCGAGTGCGAGGACACGCGCGAGGTCAACGGCGAGAACGCCCTGAGCATCACAACGCTGGCGCGCCTGGACAAGGGCGACCGCCTGGTGTGGCGCGACCTCAAGGGCCGCTGGCACGAGAACATCGTGGACGGCGTGGAAGAGGAGCGCGCAAGCGCGGGCATCCTCTACACGTACTACTGCCCGACCTCGGCGCAAATCGAGCTCCTGGGCGACTACCTGGAGGACAAGCGCCCCTACGACGTGAGCGCCTACGCCGCGCTGGCCTCGGCGCTGTCCTCCTCGCGCTGGCAGGTCGGAACCGTGGCCGACCTCGGGCAGGCCGGCACGAACTTCTACCACACCAACGCATGGGCGGCCATCCACGACGTGGCAGACACTTGGGGCGGCGAGCTGTCGTTCGAAATCCAGGTGAGCGGCACCAAGGTGACCGCACGCCGCGTGTGCATGGCCAAGCAGGTCGGCGAGGACAACGGCAAGCGTTTCACCTACGCCAAGGACCTCGTGAGCGTCAAGCGCAGCGTGGACGAGGGCAACGTGTGCACCGCCCTGTACGGCTACGGCAAGTCCCTGCAGACCGCCGACGAGGACGGCAACCTGACGGGCGGCCACGATCGCAAGCTGACCTTCGGCGACGTGAACGGCGGGCAGAACTGGGTGGGGTCGGCCGACGCGCTGGCGCGCTGGGGACGGCCCGACGGCAAGGGCGGCAAGGCGCACGTGTTCGGCGACGTGGAGTTCTCCGACTGCGAGGACGCCGCCGAGCTGAAGAAGCTCACCGAGGCGCAGCTGGCGAAGTCGTGCATGCCCACCGTGTCCTACACTGCGGACGCCGTGGCGCTTGCGCGCGCCGGCGAGGGCTTCGAGGGCGCGGACGAGGGCGACCTGGTGACCGTGGTGGACAAGGTGTACGACCCGCCGCTGCGCGTGCGCACGCGCATCACCAAGGTGGTGGAGGACCAGCTGCGCCCCGGCGAGGTCACCTACACGTTCGGCAACTACCAGACGGTCGCCGAGCTGATGGCCGCGCAGAAGTCGGCCGCCAAGTCCACCGCCTCGACCATCCGGGCGACCGTGACCGAGGCCGTGAACGCCTCGAACGAGGCATCGACCGGCAAATGGGGCGAGAGCCTGGCGGCCGCCGAGGAGCGCCAGAAGGCGTACGCCAAGGAGGTCGGCGGCGCCGCCCAGGACTACACCGACCAGATAAGGGACGAGCTGGACAAGGCCCTCAAGGAGTACGCCGACAACGGGGACACCACGCTGGAGGAGGCACTGAAGAAGTACTCCGACGACGGCAACCTGGACCTGGACGAGGTGCTGCGCCTGTACACCGACACGTCGATAGAGCAAAGCGAGAGCGTGCTCAAGCAGATAGACGAGGCCAACAAGGAGTACCTGGAAGGCGTCACGGGCAAGCTGGACGAACGGCTGACGAGCGCCGAGGGCGAGGTGGATGGGCTGCAGAAACAGCTCGACCAGCTGCCGACGGATATCCGCAAGAAGATCGTTGACATGCTCAACAGCGAGGTGAACACCACGGGCGGCTGGGTGTACGAGGAGCCCGGCCAAGGCATCCTGGTGTACGACAAGAAGCCCGAGAGCGCCACCAAGTGCGTCAAGATAGGCGGCGGAATCATCGGCGTGGCCAACTCCAAGTACTCCAGCGGCGCGTGGAAGTGGCGCACGGCCATAACCGGCGACGGCGTGACCGCCGACGAGCTGACCACGGGCCGCATCAAAGGCGGGAACTCGTACTGGGACCTCGACAGCGGGGCCTTCTACCTGCGCGACGGCTCCATCTTCATGACCGACAGCAACGGCAACAGGGTCTATATCAACGCCACCAACGGCTTCCAGATATACGACAAGAACGGCTCCATCATCGCGGGCACCGTGCTGGTGGGCAGCACCTCCATGTTCCGCTGCAACATGGTCGGCACGTCATCAACCAACTACATCACCACCGGCACGACGACGAACAACCACCCGGGAGCGTCGTTCGTGAACGGCTCGACCGAGTACTGCACCATCGAGGCCGTCCACGCGAAGGACAGCCCCACGGCGAGCTCGACCGACGGCGTGGGCATATCCACCTGCGGCTACGGCTTCCTGGCAGTCAACCGCTACTACCGCCAGACGTGGCTGACGACCCCCTACTACGCGGGCTACATGAGCCATCCCGACGAGCAGCTGTACATGAAGAGCGGCAACAGCAACGCGGGCGGCTCGGCGTACGTGAAGCTGCAGGAGAACTCCAACAACTACGTGTACCTGGATAGCAGCCGCGCAGACATTGGGTCGTCGGGCACCGCCAGGATACTCGCCCCGAAGTTCGCCATAGGAACCAGTCCGAGCAGCGGCGGCACCTACGGGTACACGGGCTCCACGCAGTTCATCGGATGCATCACCAACAACGGCAACAGCTGGACGTGGGGCACCATCAACGTGGTGAACGGAATCATCACCGGCATGAGCAGCATCACGGGAAACTAAACCAGCGAGAGAGGAAACGGAATGTTCTACCACCTTGTGCAGCAGCCCGAAGCGCCGCAGGCGCTCGACGGCGCGCCGAAGCCGCCCGAGGCGCTTCCGGTGTTCGAGTGCATCAGCGACCCGGCCACGGCGCGGGCCATCGTGGAATCGGAAGACGTGTTCGAGTTCGACGGCAAGGGCGGCTTCACGCTCGTGTCCAGCCCCGTGGCCGTCATGGACGCGGAAGGCGGCGAGGCCAACGCCGTTGACTTCTCGGCGCTCACCGACGAGGAGATATGCGGGGTCCACAGAGCGCAACCCGGCGACATATCGCGGACACTTGCGGCCGAAGGAAAGGAGTGAGGCATGGCAACGCACGAGCTTACGCTCAACCTCAAGAAGACCAACATAGCGCCGCCCGTCATCACCGTGCACCAGGGCGACAGCGCCGAGGTCCTGAAGGCCGCCATCTACGACGGCGACAAGAAGGCGGCCCTGACGGGCTGCAAGGTGCACCTCATGGCTGCGAAACCCGACCACACCTACGTGGAGCAGCAGTTCACTGGCATCAGCGACAACGTGGCCACCGTGACGGTCGACCCCGCCGTCTTCGGCGTGGCCGGGCTGCTCAAGGTGTGCTACGTGCGCGTGCGGAACGCGGCGGGGCTGGATGCCACCACCGAGAACGTCCTGGTGAACGTGCTGCCCTCGGCGAGCGCGTCGGGCGAGATATCCGGCCCGTACGTCGATGCGGTGGAGGCGATCATCGCGAACCTCAAAGGGCAGCTAGCCGACGTGAGCGCGCTGAACGCGCAGATGCAGAAGGCCGAGACCTCCCGCGCGAGCGCGGAAAACCAGCGCGCCGCGAGCGAGAAGACGCGCCAGACCGCCGAAACCGGGCGCGCAGAGGCGGAGAAGAAGCGCGCCACGGCGGAAAGCGCCCGCGTCACCGAGGCGGCGCAGCTGAAGACGGCCTCGCAAGCCGCCACGGCTGCGGCAAACGGCGCGGCCTCGAACGCCGACGCGGCGGCAAACATCGCCCTGCAGATAGCCAACAGCGTGGCGCAGGGCAGCGCGGGCAGCTTGGACATGGCCAAGCAGAAGCAGCAGATAGCCGACCTGTACGGCAAGCTGGCCGACGCCACGGACGCGTTCATCTACGACGACGGCACCGTGTACTGCCCCGCCTCCAAGGCCAGTGCATCTGGCAGCACTATCACGTTCGGGAGCACCTGCACGGCGTCCGGCACAACCCTCAACCTCAAGTAGAAAGGCAACGAAATGGCACAAGCGAAAACACTGTCGGTGGGCGGCATCGGCTACGAGGTCATCGACGATACCGCGCGCAGCAACGCGCAGGCGGCGCTCAACAACGCCGAGTACAACCGCCAGGGCCAAATCGGCAAGTACGGCGGGCAGAACATCGCCACCATCCTGGCGGGAGAGATCGGCAGCGGCAGCGTGTACGACGCGCTGCATAAGCGCATCGCCGCCGCGAACTTCGCGGGCCTGCGCGTGGGCGACTACCTGGACGTGCCCCTCGTGAGCGCATCCGCCGTCGCCGCCCAGCAGTCCGTGCGATTCCTCCTGGCCCATATCGACCCGTACCTGTACTGCGGCGACAACAGCAAGGGGCACCACATCGCGTTCGTGGCGTCCGCTCCCGTATCCGTGGCCAAGACCGCGACCGGCGTGGCCAACGGCAGCTTCCTGATGTGGAACACGACCAACACGAACCAGGGCACCGCCGACCAGAAATGCCCCTACCCCAACAGCAGCCTCAAGGCGTGGGAGACTGCCTTCGAGGCGTGCCTGCCCGAGGGGCTGACCAAGTACCTGCTGACCCAGCGCGTCCTGCTTGAGGAGCGTTACAGCGCCAGCGGCGCGCTCAACGACTCCAACTCGTGGAGCTGGCAGGATATCGGCAAGGTGTTCTCGCTGTCCGAGATGGAGGTGTACGGCTGCCCGGTGTGGGGCACCAAGGGCTACAGCGTGGGCTTCGACTGCCAGTTCGACCTGTTCCGCGATACCGCGCACCGCTTGAACAGAAGTCGGTACTCCTGGTGGCTGCGTTCCGTCATGGGTGGCTCGTCGTCTGGCGTGTGCTACGTCCGCGACCACGGCAATGCCGGCTACACCTCCGCGACGAACGTCTGGGTTCGCCCCCGCCCCGGCTTCCTCGTCGGCTAGCCAGCCGAGTGCTCTATACTCTGTTTTAGGCGACCGCCTTGCGCGGTCGCCTCCTGCCCGCGAAGCGGGCCGTTTTTTGCCACGTTTTCCCAGGAGGTGCCATGAGCGGCATCTACCAGAGAAACCGCGAGGTTTCCGAGTACAAGTTCTTCACGCAGGCAATCGCCATCCGCGTGGAGGTCAACAAGCTGATGGCGTCCTCCTCCGTGGTTCCGAAGGCCTGCCGTCTGCTGAACGCGGTGCCGACCGTGGAGACGGCGCGCAGCATCGTGTACAACGTAAACCGCGCCGACGGTTTCTACCCCAACACCTCGTTCAACGCGCTGGAGAGGAAACGCTACCTGACGCTGGCCATAGCGGACTGCGAGCAGCTTATGCTGGACATGCAGTGCCTCATGGATATCGGCCTGCCCGTGAACGCCAACCGCTTCGAGGAGCTGGCGGCCATGGTCGAGGAGGAGATCAAGCTGCTGAAGGGCGCGCGCAAGAACGTGCGCGTCACCGGCAAGAAGTCCACCGAGGAGCGCATAGCCGAGGCCGAGGCCGAGCTAGAGCGCCTGCGTTCGCTATAATGGACGGCGGTCCCGCCTTGTATATCGGTACAACTGGTGGCTGCGTTCCGTCATGGGTGGCTCGTCGTCTAACGTGTGCTACGTCAACAACAACGGCAATGCCAACTACAACTCCGCGACGAACGTCTGGGTTCGCCCCCGCCCCGGATTCCCTTATTGCCAGACCGAGTAGGCCCCAGAGCCGAAAGCAGAGCGCGAAGAGGAAGGAAGGCGCGACCGTCGGGCATGCGCCCGTAAATACGCACCCCGCGAGGGTGGCCGGACGCTGCTTGCATGGCGCGGCGCTCCGTGGCTTCGCCGCGTTTCATGGCCATACCTCAAGCGGCTGCCAGAGCCACACTGAGAGCCGTGCGGGGTGCCTTCGATGAACTCCGAGGAAAGAAGGGCCGCGCGCCGCAAGCGCCGCGAGGAGAGACGCGCCAAGGCCAAGGCCGAGCGCGTGAAGCCGTGCACCCTTGAGGCCGTGGCCGACCTCAACAGCCTTTGCAAGGCCTCCAAGCAGGCGGCGGGCGGCGTGATGTGGAAGTCCTCCGCGCAGCGTTATATGAAGGACTATCTGCGAAACGCGGTCAAATCGAGGAACGACCTTCTGGAGGGCCGCGACATATGCCGGGGCTTCATCCGCTTCGACCTGTGGGAGCGCGGCAAGCTGCGCCACATCAGCGCCGTGCACTTCCCAGAGCGAGTGATTCAGAAGTCGCTTTCTCAGAACGCCCTCGTACCCGCGATAGTCCCGACGCTCATAACGGCCAACTCCGCCAACATCAAGGGGCGCGGCACCGACTACGCCCTGAAGCTGCTCAAGCGCCACCTGGCCGACCACTGGCGGCGGCACAGGCGCGAGGGATACATCCTTTTGGGCGACTTCTCAGATTACTTCGCCCGCATAGCCCACGAACCCGTGAAGCGGCAGGTTGCCGGCGCACTGCTCGATCCGCGCGTAGTCGCCCTCGAGCACCGCCTGATTGACGCGCAGGGCGAGGTGGGCCTGGGGCTGGGCAGCGAGCCGAACCAGATATGCGCGGTGGCCCACCCCAACCGCATCGACCACTACGTGACCGAGATGCTGCGCCCCGAGGCGTACGGGCGGTACATGGACGACTTCTACCTGATCCACGAGAGCAAGGAGCACCTCCAAGTGTGCCTGCTGCTGATAGGGCGCAAGTGCGCCGAGCTGGGCATAGAGCTGAACCCGCGCAAGACCCGCGTGGTGAAGCTCACACGCGGCTTCACGTGGCTGAAGAAGCGCATCTTCTACACGGAGACGGGCCGCATAGTCGTGAAGCCGTGCCGAGACTCCATAACGCGCGAGCGCCGCAAGCTGAAGAAGATGGCCCGCATGGTCGCCGATGGCGTCATGACCCCCGAGCAGGTTGAGCGGAGCTACCAGAGCTGGCGCGGCGGCATGAAGCGGCTGGACGCGCACCGCAGCGTTTTGGCCATGGACGCGCTGTACCGCAGCCTGTTCGAAAATCTCGCGCGGGAGGGGGGGTGCTCAATGCAGGCCAAACCTGGAGGCGACACGGATGGGAACATGCCCCTACCCTAGCAACGGAAGGAGCGACCCATGACGGAACAGGAAATCGCCAGGGAGATCAACGGCTACAAACAGCAGCTTGAGCAGAGCGACTACAAGGTCATGAAGGCGGTGGAGCGCATCTTCTCCGCATCGTCCATCACCGACCTGCTCTCGGCCATCGCCGCAGCTGCCAAGGAGGTGGCCGAGATCATCTCGCAGCGCCAGACGTGGCGCGACCGCATCAACGAGCTGGAAGCCATGGAGCCCGACCAGCCGGAAGCGCCGCAGGAGTAGCGAGCGCCCCTTCGGGGGCGCTTTTCTTTTGCCCGGCGACACCTCGCGGACAATCGCGGCAGCGATTCGAGGAGGTGAGAAAACGAATGACCGACATGCTGGAAATCTTCGCGCCGTACGGCCCCGGGTCGCTTTTCGGCGCGCTGCTCGTCCTAGTGGTCCTGTACTTCGGCAAGCAGTTCCTCGAAGAGTTCAAGGCCCAGAACGAGCGCAAGGCAAACATCGACCTCAAGCGCGAAGAGCGAAAGCAGGACGAGGTGAACGAGCGGGCGCAGCGCGACCGCGAGCGCAGCCAGATGGAGGGCCGCATCGCCGCGCAGATGGAGCGCGGCAACGCGCTGATGGAGGCTATGAAGACGCTCATGGAGTCCGTCGTGACCTCCAACGAGGTGCTGCACGCCGACCTGGCGAACAGCCAGGCGCGCAGCCAGGGCATGGCGGCGAAGGTCGACCACATCGCCGACCGCGTTGACCTGCTCTACAAGGAATCGGCTCGATAGAAAGGAATCCGAAATGACAGAAATGCAAGCAATCGCAGCCATCGTGCTGTCTTTCGCCGTGCCGTTCGCGGTGCAGCTGATCAAGACCGAGGCCATGACCGGCAAGGCCGCGCGCATCCTGGCGCTGGGCTGCTCGCTCCTGGCGGGCGTCGTGACCGGCTTCGTGGGCGGCGTGCCCGCAGACCCGGGCGCATGGGTCACGTGCGCCTTCGCCGTGGTAGGCGGCGTGCAGGCGGCCTACACGCTGTTCAAGTCGGTAGGCATCACATCCAAGTGGCTCGACGCCCTGCTGGGCGTGACCGTAGGCGGGAAGGAGTAGGCAATGGCTAAACTGTTCATCATCTGCGGCCACGGCGCTGGCGACCCCGGCTGCTGCGCAGGCGGCTATACCGAGGCCGAGCGCGTTCGCGCCCTGGGCCAGCGAATCAAGGAACTGGGCGGTTCCGAGGTCGAGCTGGGCGATACGTCCCGCAACTGGTACGCCGACGGCGGGCTTAACCGCCTGAGCACCGACGCGCCAGTGGTGGAGCTGCACATGGACGCCAGCGGCATCGCCACGGCCCACGGCGCGCACGTCATCATCAAGGAGGGCTTCGAGCCTGACGAGTACGACAATGCGCTGGCCGACAAGCTGGCGGCGTTCATGCCCGGGCGCTCCGATAAGCTGGTGCGCCGTTCCGACCTCGCGAACCCGAACCGAGCCGCCGCGCGCGGCATCAACTACCGCCTGTGCGAGAACGGCTTCATCGACAACGACGGCGACCGCGAGAAGTTCAACGGCAACCTGGACGAGCTGGCGCGCATCTACCTGGAATGCTTCGGCATCACTGCTGGAAGCGCCCCCGCAGCCGTCCCGCAGCCGCAGCCTGCGCAGCAGGAAACGACCGAGAACTTCGGCGGCACCTACCGCTGCACTGTGGACTACCTGCGCGTGCGCGACGCCCCCGGCCTGGGCGGCACCGAGGTGGCGCACTATTCCAGCGGCGAGACCGTGACGCTGGATAACTGGTACAAGATCGCCGACGGCTACGTGTGGGGCCGATACACGGGCTACAGCGGCGCAACGCGCTACATCGCCGTGGGCAAGGCCACGGGCAAGCCAGAGGCCGATGACTATCTGGTGAAGGTGGGATAGGCCATGCCGTACCCGAGCCCCGCAGACGAGGAGCGCAACGTCGGGTGCGGCCCCATCCTCGCGGCGGTCGTCCTGCTGTTCATCGCCCTGGCCGCCGCCAGCTGTGCGTCGCAGGCCATGGGAGCGCAAGACGTGACCGTGAGGCAAGCCCGCACGGACGGCCCCATATACGACCTGCCCGAGGGCATCGGCCAGGAAATCGTGTGCGACGAGCACAACCGCGAGTACCTGCTGCTTACCACCGAGCAGGGCGGCGTGTTCCTCATGCCGTACATGGACGAGGACGGCGAGCAGGAAATCATGCCGCAGGCCTAGAACGCAAAGAAGCCGCCCCGTATGGAGCGGCTTCTTTCTATCTGACGAGCAATACGAACGCCCGCCTAACGACGAACACGCGTATGTGTTCGCCTACTGAACAGTTGGTGGAGCTGGCGTTCATTCGGTCGAACACCTCGCCACCTGGACCTATAGCGCCAGGCAGCGACGGATTATCGCCCAAGCCGGCAGAATCGTCAAACGTGAATGCCACGCGCAGGCCGTCGTCATCGTCGGGGCCGCCCAGCACCACGCGCGCCACGAACGTGCGCAGGAGCTGCGCGTCGTCCACCTCGGCGGCGGCCATGCCCTCAAGCCAGAACAGCGCGCGGTCGTAGTCAAGGCGGGCGGCCTCAAGGGCCTCGGCCGTGCGCAGCTCGTCCTCGAGGAGCGCCTGCCGCTGCTTCAGCGCGTCTATGCGCTCCTTGCCGCCCGGCGGCGCGATGCCCGACTCGATGGCCGCCCATATGTTGGAGAACGCCGTCTCGATCTTGGCCAGCTCGCCCTTTATGGTCTCGCTCAAGGGCTTCTCGTCGGCGCGCTCCTCCTCGGCGTCGGCCAGCATGCGAGCGATGCGCTCGCGGCTGTCGGCGCTGCCCAGGGCCTCGCGCACGGCGTCGGCCACGCGCTTCTCCACGACATCGCGGCGCACGGTGCGCCCGCAGCTGCGGCAGCGGTAGTAGTGATAGGGCCTGCCCGACTTGCCCGTGCCGCTGGTGCCGGTCATCAGCCCGCCGTCGCGCCCGTCGTAGAGCTTGCCCGTGAGCGGGAAGTCCCACGCCTCGGTCTTGGCGCGGGGCCTGTGCGAGTCCTCAAGCATCCGCATCACCCTCTCCTCGTCATCCATGGGAACGATGGCGGGCATGCCGCCGGGCACGACCACGCCCGCGTAGCGGTACTCCCCGCCGTTCTCCCGCCGCATCAGTATGCGGCGCACCGTCTGGAAGCGCCACTTGCCGCCGCGCTTGGTGCGGTACGGCTCCCAGGCGCGCACCACGTCGGCCACCGACTTGCCCGACAAGACCATGCGCACGCCCAGGCGGATGGCGGCGGCCTCCTCCTCGTTGACCACGTAGCGCCCGTCCACTATGTCCCAGCCGTAGCGCACGCAGCCGTTGGCCATGCACCGCTCGGCGTTCTTCTGTATGCCGTCGCGTATGCGCTCGCCGTCGAGCGCGCTCTCGTACTCCGCCAGCACCTCCAGCATGCCCAGCTGCAGCACGCCCGCCGAGCCGTCCGAAATGTCCTCGCCCGCGTACAGTATCTCGACGCGGCAGCGGCGCAGCATGATGCGCGCCATGGCCATCTCGTCGCGGTTGCGCATGATTCGGGTAACTTTATATATGACCACGAAATCGAACAGACCTCGCTTGGCGTCGGCCATCATGCGCTGGAACTCGGCGCGGTCGGTGTTGGTGCCCGTCTGCGCGAAGTCGCAGTACGTGGCCACCACGCGCAGGTCGTTCTCGGCGCAGTAGGCGCGGGACTTCTCCACCTGTATCTCTATGGACTCGCCGCGCTGGTTGTGGCTCGAGAAGCGGGCGTATATCGCCGCGCGCCCGCCCACGGCTACTCCATCTCGTCGGCGGCCTGGAACCACACCACCGTGCCGATCACGCGCACGGGTCCGTCGTCCATGCCGAAAATCATGTCCTCGTAGTCCTCGAAGCTATCCGCCGACAGCATCAGCTTGGTGCTGCCCTTGTACCAGCGGCGCATGACCGCGCGGTAGTCCTCGGTCTCCACCACGGCGATGGACCCGTTGGCGGGCTGGCGGTCGGGGTCGACCAGCACGTGGCTGCCCTCGGGTATGACGCGGTTCATGCAGTCGCCCTCGACCTCCAGGGCGAACGCGCGCGGGTGCCCGGCGCACACGGAGGCGGGCACCTCCACGCGGTGCGCTATCTCCTCCTCGTCGGCGAGCGCGCCGGCGTGCACGCGCCCGAGCGTGAGCAGCGGCACGGTGGCGCTGCTGGCCACCACGGGCATGGCACCGGAAGGCAAAACAACGCCATCTGTTCCCTCGTCAATAACCTCGCCTTTACTGATATTGAAATAATCCGCAATACGCTGAACTGCGCCCATGCGAGGCACTGCTCGCCCGTTTTCCCACTGAGATACGGCCATAGCGGAGACGGCGGCAACTTTGCCGAACTCCTCCTGCGTCATGTCGTGCTGCGTCCTAATCCTTCGGATGTTCTCGGCTATGCTCACGTGTCCTCCTTCCGCTGCGACCGTTAAAATCTTTTTACAGAATATGACAAATCTTCTTTACAGTCACTATATGTTTGGGTATAGTCTTAGGCATACCAAGCAAGGAGGTGATTCGATGGAATTGGTTGATGCGCGCAAGAAGGCACGGTACTCACAGGAGGCCGTGGCTGGCCTTCTCGGCATCTCGCGGCCCACGTACGCAAAGATGGAAAGCAACCCCGATAGCGTGACTATCGAGGACGCCAAAAAACTGGCAAAACTTTTCGGCGTGCGTGTGGCTGATATTTTTTTCGGCAGCAACGATAGTTAAACCCAACGATAGTTAAACCTATAGATAGGAGACACACCATGACCACCAAGAGCCCCCAGCCCGAGTCCGTCGCCGAGATCCTCGGCAAAACGCTCGACCACCTCATCGACGACCGCAAGCGCGTGGCCGTCGACTTCGAGCTGGCCGAGAACGGCTGCATGGAGGAGACGCGCGTCAGCCTCAAGCGCCGCATCGCGGCCATGTGGGGCTTCCAGACGAGCGGCATCGAGCTTCTGGAGGGGAGCATGACCTGGTTCGAGCTCGGCGGCATGCAGTTCAACGTCTACAGCTCCGTGCAGTTCAGCGTGAACGGCAAGGGCTGGAGCACCGACTTCAAGACCATCGCGCGCGACACCGCGTACGACGAGAAGGAGTAGGCCATGCTGAACGAGGTGACCGTACGGGGGGGGGTTCACCGCCCTCAACGTGAAGAGCGGCAAGTGCGTGCTGCAGTTTGAGCTGGACCCGAAGTTCCGTGACTTCATCCCCAAGCTGGTGGAGTTCACGGGGCAGATGCTCAACATCCACGTGTACGACGACCAGGAGGTGATGTTCGTGGATAGGGACACCGGTGAGGTCGCCTACGAGGACGCCCCGCTGCTTCTGCCGGGCGTCGCGGGCGAATGACCCCGATACAGCGCGCCATGTGCGACGAGTGCGCCGCCATGATGCGCGAGTTCTACAGGGACCCAGAGAACGAGAGGAAGTTCCAGGAATGGAAAAGATCAAGCGAAAGACGCGCACCGCAACGGTTCACTTCCGAACCGAGGACAGTGTAACACCCGAGCAGCGCCGCGAGAGGCTGCAGGCCGTTTTCGCCGCCCTGTTCGTCTGCGCGTGCATCGCCGCCACATGGGCGCTGGAGGCAACGGTATGGCCGAGGTAGACGCCAAGGCCCAGGCCCTCGTGGCCAAGGCGTGCGGCTGGGTTGCCTCGAACCCCGATACATGGGCGAAGCTGCGCCGCATCTGCTACCGCCTGATGCTGGAGGGCCACGTCATCCAGCGCGACAACGTGTACACCCTGGCGTGCCAGAACGGCATGACCGTGAGCGAGGCCAGCGAGTTCAAGCGCGACCACAACCTGTGGAGCGTGCTGTCCCGCTACATGGTGCTGCAGCGCCCCTCCATGCTGGCCGCCGTGAGCTTCCGCCGCACGCCGGTGGACTCCGTGGACCTGGTGGGCACGTGGGAGGCCATCGTGGGCCCAGCCGTTTTCGCCGCCTCCACGCTAACCGAGGCGCAGGGCATCTACGACAGGGGCGCGCAATGAGGTGCACCGTCACGGTCGAGGGCCGAATGCCGAGCCTGAACGACTACATCAGCGCCGAGCGCGCCAACCGCTACAAGGCGGCGGCCATGCAGCAGCGCGCGCCGCGCTTCGAGCGCCGGGTGACCGTGCGCACCACGTTCTACGAGCCCGACATGCACCGCGACGCCGACAACGTGGGCTTCGCGCGCAAGTTCGTGCTCGACGGCCTGGTGGCGGCGGGCGTAATCAGGGACGACTCCCGCAAGTACGTGGAGCAGTGCCCCGACAGGGTGCTCACCGACAGGGCGCGCCCCCGCGTGGTCGTGGAGGTGAGCGACGAGTGACCCGCCGAGACAAGGGCAGGCCACACAGGGCGTGGCGCAAGGCCGACCTCGACCGCATAGCCGAGCTGGCGGGAAAGGTGCCCGCCCGCGAGATTCGCCGCGAGCTGCGGCTGTCCAAGAACCAGTTGGATAACGCGCGGCGCTTGATCAACGCCAGCGGCGGCCACGTGTCCCTGCGCTGCTACCGCCACCGCCTGGAGCTGTGCCCGTCGTGCGGGTGCCGCAGGGCGACCCTCGGCAAGGACGGCATCTGCGAACCGTGCAGACGCCAGCAGCAGCTTGAGGCCATAGAGGCCCGCATGGCCGAGCTGCTGCCGAGGCTGACCGCAGAGGAGCGCCGCACCTACGAGCGCACCGAGTGCGGCCGAGAGAGCCGCGCCGACCCCATGCCGCAGGCCCCGGACACCTCGGGCATGAGCCGCTACGCCGCCGACAAGGCAGCAGAGGCGCACGACGAGGCCATGGAGCGGTGGCTGTGCCGTTACCTGTACCGCAGGGTCAAGGCGGCGCAGAAGCGCAAGGAGCGCATAGAGAAAAAAGTTCCGAAATCCTGAAAAGTTTTTATCACTTTTAGTTTTCCCAGTTAGGAGACCCAAATGCTCACGAAAATCATCAGCAAGACCGTCGCGGACAAGACGGTGGACAGCATCCTGAAGCGCATCGAGCGCGCCGTCCCCGTGCCCGAGCCGGGCGACGGCGGCTTCGACGCCGCCATGCGCCAGGCGTTCAACATGGGGGCCGCCTGCATGGCCGCGCAAATCAAGAACGGCCCCGTGCCCACCAAGCGCATCGCGCTCATGGGCGAGGTGGCCCGCGTGGCGTGCCACGCCCGCCTGGTGGGCATGGAGTGCCGCGTGGTCGTAGACGAGGAGGCCCGCGCATGCAATCGCTAGAGGAGGTCGCGATCTGCGACGTGTACCCCTACGAGCGCGCCGACGGCGAGCCGATGAACCCGCGCGACTTCACCACCAGGGAGAGCGCCGAGCACATCGCGGGCCTGGCCGCGCAGTTCAAGGCCAACCGCCTCAACCCCGGCCAGCCCGTCATGAAGCCCATCCTGTACAAGGAGGGCGGCATCTACTGGATCATCGACGGCGAGTGCCGCGTGCGCGCCATGAGGGCCATCGGCACCGAGCGTTTCCTCGCCGAGGTCTACGACGACCTGGACGACGCCGAGCTGGCGCGCGTGGAGGCCGCCAAGGCCATGGTGGAGACCGACGCCAAGCTGGGGCTGACCGCCGAGGAGAAGTCGCGCGGCGTGCAGACCATGCTGGCGCTCGACATTCCCGACGAGGAGGTGGCCGTGGCCGCCCGCACCGACGCGGGCACCGTGGCCAAGGCGCGCCGCGCCGCCCGCAGGGTGCAGGACGCCGCCTACGACATGACGCTCGACCGCCTGGCCGCCATCGCCGAGTTCGAGGGCGACGACGAGGCCGTGGCCGAGCTGCGCGACTGCAAGCAGTCCGAATGGCAGCGCGTGTACGCGGGCCTGAAGGCCGAGGCCGAGCAGAGGCGCAACCGCGCCGAGGTGGTGGCGGTGCTTGCCGACGCGGGCGTCGAGTTCGTCGACGAATGCCCCGAGGGCTTCGCCGCATGCCGCACGTTTTCCGACTACCGCCCCGACCTGGCGGCGCTGGACGCCTACGTGGCCGACAACGCGGGCGTGGGGCTTCTGGCCGAGGAGACGTCGTTCGGCGTGACCCTGCTGGCGCCGGTGGCCGAGGGGGCCGACGAGGCCGCACAGGCCGCAGCCCAGCGCAAGGCCGACTTCCAGGCCGCCTACGAGGACGGCGCGAAGGCCCGCCGCGAGTGGCTTGCCGCCCACGCGGGCGACCTCAAGTCGATGCGCCGCACGGCTCTGGCGCTGACCGCGTTCGCCATGGAGGCCGAGGCCGTGGAATCGTTCGAGGAGCTGCTGGGCCGACCCATCGACCGCACGCCCACCGAGCTGGCCGTGGCCATGGGCTGGCGGGCAGCGTGGAACATGAGCGGCTGGACGGCCTGGAGCCTCATGGAAGGCGGCAGCTCCGTGTACCTCAACCGAGCGACGGTCGAGAACGTGACCATCATCTACGAGGCCATGAAGGCCGACGGCTACGAGCCGAACGCGGCCGAGACGGAAACCTACGAGGCGTGCATGGCGCGCCTGGGAAGCGAGGAGTAAATGAGCGAAGCAGTTGAGGCCGAGATCATCGAGCCCGAGGAGGCGTCAGAGCTGACCGTGGCGTACTCCCCCGCCGTGATCGAGGCCAACTTCGACGCCCTGGAGGCGCACGTGCGCAGGCTGGTGGCCGACTACGAGGGCGCGACCTACGACATGGGCAAGGACGAGAACGTGAAGGCCGCCAAGCGCGACCGCGCCTACCTCAACGGCATCGCCAAGGAGATAGACGAGCGCCGCAAGGCCGTGAGCCGCGAGTACACGAAGCCCCTGGCCGCGTTCGAGGACAGGTGCAAGGCCGTGGCGGGCATCGCGAAGCAGGCAGCCGACGGCATCAAGACGCAGCTGGACGAGGCCGAGGAGGAGCGCCAGCTGCGCGCGTACGCCAAGCTGCGGGAGCACTACGAGGAGTTCGCCGGGCTGCTGGCCCCCGTCGTGCCCTATGAGCGTTTCCACGAGAAGCAGTGGACCAACAAGACCTTCGGCGAGGTGAAGGCATTCAAGGCCCTGGAGGCCAAGGTAGAGCGCCTGGCCCAGGACTGGGAAACCCTCAAGGCGCAGTTCCAGGGCGAGCCGTTCTACGACGAGGCCGAGCGCGAGCTGTTCGCCACCCTGGACCTGGGCGCGGCCATAACGGCGGCGCACAAGGCCGAGGAGGAGCGCCGGCGCATCGCCGAGCTGAAGGCGGCCATGGAGCCGGAACCCGTGGAAGAGCCCGAACCCGAAGCGGTGCCCGAGCCCGCGGAATGCCAGCCCGCAGAGTTCCCGCAGCCGCTTGAGCAGATGCCCGAGCCGCAGCCCGCGCCCATGCCCGCCCCGGTGCCGCCAGCGCCGCCCGCACCGGCACCCGTGGCCATGGCGGGCGACCCGTGGACGGTCGTGGTGCCGTGCGCCACGCGCGAGCAGATGCGGGGCGTCGCGGCGGCCCTCAAGGCGCAGGGCGTCGTTGGCACCATCATGCACGGCACGGTGGGCCAGGTTTACGAGCGAATGAACGGAGGCTACTAGCATGACCCAGGAACAGCAGTCCATCGACCTCATGGCGGCCGTTGCCCGCGTGCAGCGCGCCGTGGTGGTGCCCAAGGCCAAGTACAACGCTTTCGGCAAGTTCAGCTACCGCAGCTACGAGGACATAGTGGCCGCGCTGAAGGAGCCGTGCGCCAAGGAGGGCCTGGCGTTCTTCATGACCGACGAGCTGGTGCAGATAGGCGACCGCTACTACGTGAAGTCCACGGCGTGCGTGTTCCCCGCCGAGGGCGGCGAGGGCCTGCTGCAGGTGAGCGCCTACGCCCGCGAGGACGAGCACAAGAAGGGCTCGGACGACGCCCAGGTGACCGGCATGGCGTCGAGCTACGCCCGCAAGTACGCGCTGTGCGGCGCGTTCGCCATCGACGGGCAGAGCGATCCCGACGCCATGGAGGAGCAGCCCGCGCCCGAGGAGAAGCAACCGCCCGCAGACGGCCCCTTCACGGCCCACTGCCGCAGCTGCGGGGCGCGCTACCAGTTCGCCAGCATGCCGCAGTACATGGAGTTCGTGGCCAACAGCCCGTGCTGCCCGCGCCCCGACTGGCAGGTGGAGTAGATGCAGGCGCTCACCGAGGAGCTGGGCGAGCTGACCGACAGGCTGGAGGCCGAGCTGAAGACCTGCAAGGAGTCGGGCTGCCAGTACGCCGAGAACGAGGCCGAGTACCGCAAGGCCCTGCGCATCGCCATCCTGAACGAGCGCCAGAAGGGCACGCCCGTCACCATCATCGGCGACGTGTGCCGGGGCCAGGAGCAGATAGCGGAGGCCAAGCGCCGCCGCGACTGCTCCGAGGCCATCTACAAGGCCTCGCAGGAGGCCATCAACGCAATCAAGCTGCGCATCCGCATGGTAGACGCGCAGATCACCCGCATCTGGAACAGCGGGGACGTAACCCAAGGAGGGTATCTATGAGCATCAACCGCGTGTGCATATCCGGCAACCTGACCCGCGACCCCGTGCTGCGCTCCACGTCTGGCGGAATGTCCGTGCTGTCCATGGGCGTGGCCGTCAACGACCGCCGCAAGAACCAGCAGACCGGGCAGTGGGAGGACTACCCGAACTTCGTGGACTGCACGCTGTTCGGCACCCGCGGCGAGAAGCTGGCGCAGTACCTCGCCAAAGGCAGCAAGGTGGCCATCGAGGGCAAGCTGCGCTACCGCAGCTGGAACGACCAGCAGACCGGCCAGAAGCGCAGCGCGCTGGAGGTCGTGGTGGACGAGCTGGAGTTCATGAGCGGCCAGCAACAGCAGCAGGGCTACGCGCCGCAGCAGTACGCGCCCCAGGCGGCCCCGCAAGCGCCGCAGGCCCGCACGTACGGCCAGGGACGCCCCGCCCCGGCACCTGCGCCGCAGCAGCCCGCCTACGCGCCGCAGCCGGCCACTCAACAGGCGCACGCGCCACAGCAGCCCGCGCCGCAGCAGCAGGCCATGCCCGATCTGTACGACGAGGATATCCCGTTTTAGGGAAGGCGACGGCGACACTATGGGCATGGTTATACACGACGACTTCTGGGCGGCCGCGCAGGCCATGCCCGAGAAGCAGCGCGCGCCGTTCATCTACGCCATCGTCGAGTACCGGTTCACGGGCAAGGAGCCGCAGGGCAGCCCCGCGTGGCTGCCCACCTTCCTGGTGCTCAAGGGCAGGCTCGACATGGGCGACGAGAAGAGCGAGCGCGCAAGGAAGGCGGCCAACGCCCGCTGGGGCAACAGGCCGGGGAAGGAAGACGCGGTGGACGATGCGGCGGCACGGGCGCAATCCGATGCGCAAGCACATGCGGGAGCATATGCGGATACAGATGCAGCAGCACATGCGCAAGCAGATGCGGATGCACATGCAGGCGCATCGAGTTGCGGCAATGCAGAGGTTGAGGTTGAGGTTGAGGTTGAGTATATAGATAACCCCTTAATCCCCTTTGACGAAATCGTGCATGCGCTCAACGAGGCAGCCGGCACCCGCTACCGCTCAAGCAGCGCCAAGACCCGCAGGCTGATACACGCCCGCTGGGCCGAGGGCTACCGCCTCCCCGACTTCCTGGCCGTCATCGACACGATGGCAGCCGAGTGGGCGGGCGACCCGAAGATGGCCAAGTACCTGCGGCCCTCCACGCTGTTCTCGCCGAAGTTCGAGGACTACGTGAACCGCGGCCCGAGGACCCGGAAGGAGGCCGACGGCTATGCCGAGTACGACTGAGTGCCCCCACTGCGGGGCGCAGCTGGAGGTCCGCTACGTGGTGCTGGCTGGG